TCCTCCAGCTTCCGTAAACAAATCTTCCAACGTGGTGGATCTAACTTTATCATCATTATGCCACCAGAATTTAATCAACTTGTTAAAGTGTGGATGATATCTGAGCTGATAGAACTGCATCATGAAACGCATACTATCCATGGCACCATTCCAAGGATGTTTTAAGCGTTCATAGCCAGTAATCCCTGACATAGCACGATATGGTGATCGCACTCCATAAGCAATGCCATTACTCAGATACTCCAATGAGTGCCACCTTTGCAAATAATGCGCAGATGTGGTACTCACCCATTGTTTCTCAGGATTACTCTTCAGACCTAACTCCGCCGCGTAGGCTTCGATGTCCTCAGGATTTATTTCATCCCGAAATAAGAAGACTGAATCGTCTCCCAACACTTCAAACTTCTCTAATGGACATCTAGCTCTCATGCCAATATAATACCCAGCTATGAGATTAACTATGGTATCTCTTAAGTTCGTTAAAACGGACCCACTTGGCATGCCGCCATTGCGCCCCAACCACTCTAATGTATAGGGTACCACTAGAGGAATCGTGTTAGCGATCTCGGCCAAGAGCACAATTCTCGGCGTCCACTGGGAATGAAACCAATACATTAATACACTATCCGCACAGCCTAACAGCCTATAGTGTAAACTGGCGTCATATCCCGAGTAGTCCATTGAATATATTTTCCTACCACTAGCTTGTTTCAGAATTTGAGTTATTGGCTCATGCACAAAATCATCCCCAAGCCAAGCACTAAAACCTGGTTTATGCTTCAAAACATCAAGGACCGGATACAATATAGTTGCCCCTAAAATTGTCTCCGCATGGTCCATTCCTGCAATGACGCGCTGTTTGGTCTTACCAGGGCCATCAGCGGCACCACGCCAGTACTTAATGGCAGGATATATATCCTGAGGGCTAACAGCAGATATAGCTCGGTGCAAATACTCAGGTGCATACCTCCTGTCTCGAGTAACTCGAGGCAAACCCAGAGATGTGTCCCTAGGCATAAGCCCCAAAGCCGTTCTGAATTCGGCAGCTCTTAAACTACCCATAGGAATCAAACTCTTAACGATATTTGTCGCCGCCACAAGCGCACTTTCGTCAGGGTTGAAGGTTTGATGCATATACGCACGCACTAATTCCACTTGTTTGGAGTATGGTAACATGATCGATATAGGCCCAACCTTCGCTGACTCCCGTAGATCTATTGAAGCTAGCTCTTCCCACGAAGCTTCGCCAATAAAGCTTTTAAGCTCAGATAACAAGTCACTGCGAGGCCTACCGTCTCCAAAAGGAGTCCGGTAATCATGGTCGTCCCCTGCTTCAATGCGTTCAAGAGTAGACTTAAGTCGCGTACCAGCTGAGTAATCCAACTTACCCAGCTGGGTGGACCACTGTTCAATCCATTCATAGCTCATCT